ATCAGCTTTGAACACAATTATCAAGCATAGATTTGATAAAGTCAACACGCATTTTAATAATTCCTGGACTGACACCATGATTAATATTTCCAATCATACTAATCAATTTATCTTGAAGACGCTCCAAATATTCGTTTGAATAATAGGTTGTTTCGATATAGGAAATAAATGTGTTTGTATATCGTATCACATCAGGAAGAGTAATTGAACGTATAATTGAACGTAGCACTTTTAGAATCATTCGTGAAACTTTGTGTGAACTTTTATGTGTATAGGGTTCACTATTACGTTCACTACTATGTTCACTTGTATGATCTGTAAATTGTTCACTAATATGTTCACTAATATGTTCACTCATCCGATCACTATTATATTCACTAATACGATCATTCAGATACACACTTCCACTATCATGTGTATGATCACTATGAGGAACACATCCATGGGTATGAACACTCATAGTATCACTTCCAGGTGTATGATCACTCGTATGATCACTCAAATGAACACTTCCAGGTGTATGATCACTCGTATGATCACTTCCGCTTCCATGTGTATGATTATATGTTGATTGATCTCCGTCTTGGGAATGAGGAATATAGATTTCCTTCATAATCATTTGTATATATCCTATATCTGCTTGAAGGTCTACTACATCAAATGTAGTTGTCTGTGCTTGAATCGCTGGCACGATTTGTGTTTCAACTACAGTAAGAATCCTTTGAAAATCAGTATATTCTTCTTGCCTATAATAATCGATATGTGATAGAAGTGCCAGTTTCATATCATTTAAAATTTCGGTTGCATCAACAAAATTTGCATCAACCGTAATCATTTCACATACTTTATAGAAAAATGTTCGGAGTCTATCAATATCACATTCAGGTGGTCCAAGCGCAACAGTCGCAGGAGTCACAGGAGTAATATAAGCAACCACATAGGCTACCCGTATAGGATCACTTATCCCTGCGGTTCTCATCTTCTTACGACGGGCGCGTGCTGCCATATTCTCTTTGATAGGATTCTAAAAAATATATAGCATGTGGATAGGAGTATGCCATCCTATCTCGTAAGGGGAAAGTATGCAGGAGTTATATCTGGAAATTGTTGTAATACATGTGTAATTGATAAAAAATCATCCCTGTTTTTTAATACTCTTGCTACACGGCTACTTGAAATGTCACATGCGATAGAAGAACGTATTGAAGATATTAAAAAGAATTGTAATGGACCGAAACAAGCAAATGGATTTCTTTTCGCAAGTATTGATACGCCACAAATGAATATCACAGTTGGTGAAGAATACGTTATTTATGTACAACGGCATGGTCCCCCTCATCATGGTAAGTTTGACCAACATAAATTGAATCATATTCGAAAAGAATATGGTATTCCAATCCCACCCCCAAAGCCATCAAAATAGGTCTTGAAAAATTGAAAACGGTGTGGCATATACCAATTCTACACAACACAACTGAACATGGACTCTGACTTTCTCGTGCTTCCATCTACAGAACCATCTTCACTCACCGTCCCGTGCGCCATTCGTATAAAGGCACCCGAGAATGTGACCCGAGTTCCCACGCACATCATTCTTCTCATTGATGTAAGTGAATCCATGATCGATGATCATAAACTTGCCAATGTGAAGCGCTGTGCGGCTTCTATTCTCAACTTCCTCAACGATTCCGATACAGTTAGTCTCATTACATTTGGAGAAACTGCCGAAGTTCATTTGAAACAAGTGCCCGCCGATCAAGTCCATAAAGATACGATTCGTGGGCGTATTGAATCTCTTCAAGTCAATGGTTGCACAAATCTCTCTGCGGGTCTTGGTCTTGTCCAACAAGTTTGTGAAGAATCCACACAAAAATCGGGTCTCCTTCTTCTCACAGATGGTCACGCAAATCGTGGTGTATCAGATCCAGCGACTCTTCACAATATTGTATCTATGATTCATGAACGAACACCCAATCTTAGTATACATTGTGTTGGATATGGCAATGATCACAACGCAGAACTCTTACAAGGAATCGCACAAAGTGTGCAAGGCTCCTATAATATTGTAAATAGTATTGAAGATACTGCCTTTGCCTTTGGTGAAACACTTGGTGGTCTTATGAGTTGTGCGTTTCAAAATGTTACAGTATCCGTTCCGAAAGATTCAATTATTCATGGACCCTTTGTTACACGACAAAGTGACACGCAGACTATCATTCATATTGGCGACGTATATTCTGGAACAAAACCACTTGTGCTCGTTGACATTCCTCGTTCATTATTCAATCATTCATCTACTCCTCTCGTTACAATTACTGGAACAGTGCTCTCTTCCTTTACAACATCTATCCTTCATCCAATTCCACACGATGTTACAACACGACAACAAGATGTCGAATTGACTCGCCTTCGTTACACATGTACAGAAATTCTTCATGCGATTAAGAGAATTAATCATCATGATTCTATTGGAATACAATCTATAAAGGAACGGCTCGATAGATTCGCAGAGGCATGCGCAGAACCATTCTTAGATGATCATCCTGTTACAAAGCTTCTTCGTAGTGAAATTGGTGAAATGAGACATATGCTCAGACAAGCTGAAATGGGTGCTATGGACCAAGCTACAACTGTGCGTGCGACACAACATATGGCATCGATCGCACTCGGTCGTGGATTTAGTAGTCCCGTAACAAGACAAACACGTCATACAAGCCATCCACTTGGTCTTCGTCGCATGGTATCGCGAAGCATCACTCCAGAGCCCGAGGAAGAAAATCCTCAGGTAGTGGAAGATACACAATTTGCCTTCCAAAATACTCTTCAAACACAATTTGCATCTCTCATGCGCGACCAAACCTAGACCAACATTTCTATCCAATAAAAAGAGAGACAGGAACCAATGGCCCTTCAAACCATTCGCTCATGCCCAGTCTATGTTATAAACTTGGACCGTCGTCCTGACCGATGGACCGAATTTTCTAAACAACCCACACTCTCTTATTTTTCTGCTGGTGTCCAACGATTCTCGGCAGTCGATGGAACAAAGTTGGAGGGTAGCACTGACCCACGTATCAGTCTTCACACAAAACAAAACATAGTGAAAAAGTATCGTCGTAGTGATTATGAAATTAATACTCTCGGTGCCATTGGAGCAAGTCTATCCCATATAGGCATCTGGAAAGCTTTTTTAGATTCCGATGCGTCACATGTAATTGTATTTGAAGATGATACACTCGTTACACAAGAGGATTTACAGAAGATCGAGTTACTCACTGAGAAACAACCTGCGGATTGGGATATGTGGTTATTTGGGTGTCATCGTTGGAGATTTGATGGAGAGCCTCTTATGCCCAAACAACAAGGATGGGTTTCTGTAAAACAATTCACTGGAGCACATGCCTATATTCTTAGTCGTCGTGGAGCTGAAATTCTCACGGCGGATCCGTTTCCAATTGAAACTCATATTGAATATTATATCACAGGTTGTTCATTATTCAAGGGTCTCAAGATTGTGAAACATTCCGCTCTTCGTATGGGATATTCCGCAGAAATTACAGAGGCAGAAGATAGTGATACATTTGATTCTCGTAAGAGTTGCCCTGTATGTGTTGTTCCAGATACAATGCTTGAAGATGGATTCTATATGTCATATAATTACATGTGGCGTGCTCTTGTTGGGGCCGCAGCTTTGAGCGCAGTCGCTATTGGAGCGTTTCTCGGGTCGAAACGCCGTGCGTAATGACCCTCGCACGCTTTGTGTGCTCGGGTCGAAACGACGATGAGCGTAGCGGATCGGATATCTAAAGTCTTTGAGCAATTACCTCTATAGAAGAACAAAATGGATCCTCTTGGTGATAAGAAAAGTAATGTTGAACTCCTTGCTTCTATGGGAGATGATCTTATGGTTGTCAACGCAGCTCGTGTAAGTTTTAATAAAGTCAGCACATAAATCACAGAAGGTGATAAGAAACTTATCAATTATCTTGCCAAACACAATCATATTACACCCTTTTTCCATCCACAAGTTCAACTTCGTTTGAAGATGCCTATTTTTGTCGCACGAGAATGGTTTCGTCATACGATTGGATTTTCTCGTAATGAAGTTTCACGTCGTTACGTAGACTATAAGGCTGAAACATATAATCCTCTTCATCTTCGTGCGCGTGATCCCAAACTCAAGCAAGGAAGTAAACCTGAAGATGTGGAAGATAATGAAGCTGCCGCTGCCTTACTTCAACAATCACATGAAGATGCGATTACCAATTATGAGAAACTTATGGAAATGAATGTGGCCCCTGAAGTGGCACGTATGGCTTTACCTCAAAGTATGTATACCGAATTCATTGAAACTGCGTCACTCTATGGATACGCACGTCTCTGTAAACTTCGTTTGGATCCCCATGCCCAACGTGAAATTCAGCTCTACGCCGAGGCAGTGGATACCATTCTTCGTGAACGGTTCCCTGTTTCATGGGCGGCTCTTCTAGGCGAATCTTCGGAAAAGGCGATGTAATCACCTCCAAAAAAATTGATTAGTAGGGCTACCATGATATTCGGCACACATAACAACGATAAAAATGAACTCTCATTATGTAGAACATCCCAATCATGGTAATTGGCGGGCGGCTGGGTTTGAAGCCATGCCTTATACAGATGATTTTCCAGAAGCATTTCTTGTGCTTCCTGAAAGTTTTGATGGTGCGATCGGTCAAGGAAATGCAAGTCAAATTACAATTTCAATTGCCGAACGTTCCACTACATCATATCTCATTATTGTAAGAGATAATGGAAAGGGACTCACAAATAGAACACGGTTTCTAAACTGGACTGCTGCGAAGGCAGAGGATAACTACCATCGCAACGGGCACGGTCTAAAAAAGTTTCTTACAAAATATGATAAAAATTGGGAAACTGCAAAGTGGGAAATTTGGACTCGTCGTCGAGGACAAAATGTTGTTCGATATTCAGGGCCATTTAAAGGTCATGATACTCGCGAGGACGAATATGAAGATGATACTACAACTCTTATGCCATCTGGGTTTGAAATTCGTATTGAATTTGAAAAGTCCATCCTAAAAAATAAATCTGGAGCTGATTATTCAGATCCTCACAAACTTCGCACTGCACTTCGTGAACTTATCTGTACACGATACAGTGAGAACACTCTGTCAAAGACGGAATTTATCATCAACATCGAGCACCATTCTCTTTCGGCACCTCTTCATGAATCAAGTCGCGCAAATAACTGGCATTCCTTTGAGTGGCATATTGAAGAAGGAGTGCGTCAAGGGTATATTGTAGAACTCACAAAC